CGATGGGTCCAACCAATTTACACGATGAAAAAACCATGCCGGATTATGACAACAGGAAGCGTCCCGGCGAGGACTACACCATTGAGCCGAAAACAGAAGACGAAGAAGATGAAAAACGCATGACTGTGCCCACAGAACAGGGTGTTTTAGAAGTCTCATCTGATAAGGCGGTCTTCCGTACTTGATTATATAGAAAGAGCGTTGTCTCTTGGTCAATGGCTTCCGCACTGACTCTGCGAACCTCTCCTGTCCAGCACAGCGGGAGCATCAGCATTGTCAAGGCCGACAATGACCTCGTTATCGCCGGGTATGCTTCGGTTGAAATGGTTGACAAGCAAGGCGACCTCATCACAAGGGGCGCACTCAAGAACGCCTTTGACGGCTTCATGAAAGCCGATGGCTACCGAAATGTGCAACTTGCACACTCCAACATTCAAGTCGGGGAAGTTATCCCATCCTACACTGACTCCAACGGTCGTGTTTGGAAATCCGGCGTTGACGACGCTGGTATGTTTGTCGTTATCCAGTTGAGGGACGACATTGAAAAGGCCCGAGAAGTGGCCAACGAGATTCGCAAAGGAGCCCTGCGTGGTTTCAGCATTGGAGGGCAGGCATTCAAGCGCATGCGTAAGAGTGACCAGCAACACGGTGATTACACTGAAATCTCCAAACTGGAATTGCACGAGGTAACCATTTGTGAAAAAGGTATAAACCCGGAGGCGACATTCCGCATATTGAAGGAGGACACAACAATGAGTGATGACAATGTATTGGGCGAACTGTCCAGCGTTTTGGACAGATTGAACGGACGATTGGATGCCATGGAAAAGGGCGAAATGCCCGCAGGCTTGAAAGAGCACATGGCTGACAAGAAGAAAGACGAGCCTAAAGATGAGAAGCCGGAAATGGCGGAAAAGAAAGAAGAAAAGGATGAAGAGGATGATAAGATGGCTTACATGAAAGGTGAATATAGCGATGTAATCAGTGCAGAATACCTAAATTGGATGGAAGATACTCTAAAGTCTGCTGGTGTAGATACCGGACAGGCAAGAGCGCACTTTGACAATTTGGAAAAGGCACAACTTGGTGGATTCGATAATCCTGAAGCAGTTGATGGTGCGGATTATTTCGCAGGTCAAGTAAGAG